GACCTCTGTTGAATCAGCAGTAAACAAACGATAGAATACTCTAAAGTCTGCCTCTGGTTCAACACTTGCACCAATAAGAACCTTTAATGAAGTTGCAGGTTGTTCTAAATTAACTCTCTCAGTAATAAAGACTGAACCGTGAGGATCATTTAATATTTGATTAGTGCGTGGGTCAGTTGCATAATTATCTAATCCAATAGGATTATTAATTTTATTTCGACCAAATATGAAGGTAGCATTCTTCGTATCTAAAACTGGTGATAGATTTTCATCAGAAGTTGCCATGTTTACATTCAACGCTAGTGACTTCTGTTTAGGGAAGAATGTTAATTTATCTTCATTGACAGTCGATGCAATTAATCTTGGAGTTGGGAAAAATGTAGTCTCGTTTAATGATGTTGTTTCAAATCCTTGATCAACAAATGATACTTCAGTTCCATTTGCACTTGTACCACTAATTGTTCTAACTGTAGTATTAAGTTCAGTTGTTGTACCAGGTGTAATAAAGTTTATTTGTGGTGAGAATGTACTATATTGATGGTTTTGTGATATTCTTACACTATTAGCACCAAATGCCTTTTCATCTCTAAAACATAATAATTGATTATCTGTTCTAGTAGATATACCTGATACATTTACTTCAAGATAATACTTATCAATATTTGACTCATTAATTAAAGTAGTATTTGTAGGAATGGTAAATGTCGTATTAATTCCTATAAGTGGCATTCCTGCTGCTTCATAAGTTTGAATACTTGCACCTTCAGCGTGTGGAAGTGCGACTGTATTCAATACACCTCTAGTAAGTGTTAATTGACCAGTTCCCACAACATAAGAAACTATTTCCTCTTCAATTAGAGCTTCTCCTCTATCAACTGTTATTCCACCAAAACTTGTAAATGGTGCAGTATCAGCAACAGAGACGACTGTACTCTCTGCAGTCAAGGCAGATGTAGAAGGGACTATTAAAGTGTCTGGTTTGATGTTTTCAATAACAACCTTATTTGTTTGACCATGATGTGCGTGATTATATTGTGTGACTTCAAATACTTTTCCAGTGTTCAAATCACCATTTACAACTGAGTCACCATTCACAGCAACATTACTAATAACTGCTCTTGTATCATTACCAGCACCATACTGCACTAGTGGTTGATTATTTGTGAACTTCTCCCCTTGAACATCAGTTAGGTACAATGTATCAAATGTACCACTGATTGCTGTAACAACAAACTTTAATCCAGCACCTCTAACTACACCACTATGACTATTATCCACAGTTAGTACATCACCAACTTGATAACCAGTTCCAGCAGATTGTATTGAAACACCAGTTACTACTCCACCTGATACTGTGGTAGTTACTGTACAACCAGATCCACTTCCAGTTAAAGCAACTGTGGTAACAGTACCACTTATACTATAACCTGAACCACCAGTTACAACTTCTCGACCTGCAATAGAAGAACCTTGACCTTCAATAATACCTGTTACACTTAAGTCTTCAGAATCACCAGCAGCACCTGTACTTACTTTTCTACCAATAGGTAAATTAGAATTTGTTCTTGTACCACCACCATCAATAGTAACCTTCAATTTTCTAGGTAATGAACGAACAGGATTGTTAGTTAATATCTGTGTGTTAAAATTACCTGGTTCAATTGGTGTATTATACATTGTCACTGAACCACTTTCAACAAACGATGCTTTACGAAGTTTAAATGTTAAATCTTGATTCTGGCTAGCAGTCCAAATTGTACCATTTTGAGATTTATACAAACTACCACCAAGATATTGTTTAGAAACAACAACGTTCTGAACATCAGGTAATTGAGTTGTCTTAATAGATTTCTCACCCATAGTTGCAACAAACATCTCATACTTATCAGATGATGGGCATAAGAATACTAATGCATACATTTCACCTGGTTCAAGATATACAGGAGATGAGAATTTAATTGTTGTTGCTAAAGACGCATCATTAGAAACGTTGATATCACTTGGATTCAATGTAACTGCTGAGAAGTCTTGTACTAGGAAACTTGTTGGAACTCCAAGTTCTGTTGTTCTAAGTTGAACTTGTAATTTTGCAATATCATCTTTTGATCTGAAGTAAACATCAAATGATGTCAAGAATGCACCAGTACCATCGACTGTAAATGACTGTGCCAATGGGTCATCATCTTGAACTTCAACAGTTGTTCTAATATTATTTTGAACTTCAGTTGTAATATCAACTTGATTGGGTCTTTGTGGTGGACGAGGTGGATTTCTTACAAGAACATTATTATTTGTTTGTGTAATTATAGTACCTGTTCCTAAGTAAGTACCAGTTGCTGTACTTGTTAATGGTGCATCACCTGTAAATGGTATGATTACGTTCTCTTTTGAGGTTGTAATTCTAAATGTTAATGTTCCAGATTTGAATACTACAGGTGGTTTTGGTGTAGCATTAGCATTTCTAAAGAAGAAGCATCCAACTAAATCACCCCAGTTATCAGTATTTAAATCAAGATTTGTTACTGTAGCAACTGCACCACTTGACACTCCAGTTAATTTTGCACCTTTGACAACATATCCAAAGTATTTTTCTAAGTTTGCTAATCCAATACAATCAACGTTGAATAATCTTGATGTAGCAGAGTAAGTTTCTGATGGTGCAGGTCGGGTTCTATCATAAGGATCTACCTGATATGTTTCAACTAATACGCTAGGTGAACCTAATCCTGCTCCAACCTCTGGTCTAGCACTATCACCAAACTTATGATTAGGTGATTGTGATCTTATCAAACCTATCTGAGTACCATTTATCTCTACTTTTACATCTTCAAAAACAGAGAATGTACCAGAAGACATTTCAATTTCAACTAATTTAGGTATAATATCAGGTACACCACTATCTAAGAAGTGATAATGTCTTGTAAATGGTTTCAAACCACTTGTTGCAAACATAACATTTCTAGATCTCATAAATGGATCTGCTTCAGACTGAACTTTCGTACTCTCAACATAATCACGTTCTTCAGCTGGTCCGACTAAAGTATTCACAAATTCTCTTTCAATTCTTCTAGTGATTGTATTAATTGAACCTCTTCTAGTGATTGTCATATCACCTTTAGTTTCTTGACTAAAGTGATGAACATGTCTTCTTCCTGTTTCCCTATTAGATACAACGTTTGTACTCTCTACCCATCTATTACCTGTAGATTCAGTTCTAAAATTGTTAATATAAATTGTCCTTGACCAGTTATCAGATGGTGGATCTAATTTTACATTCCCAGAAAATACTAAAACATTAAATGGGTTTACATTAACAGCATCTGTTGCGTGTGGATTCTCAATCCAATCTACTTCTGTATATTTTAATGTTATTAAGTCACCAGTTTTCTGACAATTTGGATCAAGTAATTTTAAGTTTGAGTTGACATCAGCAGATGAAATATCAATTCCTGTATCCAACGCTAGTTCTGGATTCATTGACCAGAAATCAACTGCACTAATGAGTTCTTTATTAACTACATCAACATCACAACTCGAACCACCTTCTCTACTAAAATCGATAAATGATCTATCTTTGAAATCGTTTACAACAAAACCTGTTTTAAATCTATTCAAACCATCTTGGTCTCTAACTTGAAACGCTTTTGTATCTAATTCAAGTGCACTTAATGATGTTATAGTTTCTAGATTTGCAATTCGTTTTTCAAGTGCAGCAATATCACGCATTGTAAATCTACGATTATCTTTTAACCTTATTTGTGGTTCTTTGACTGGATCATAGAGATAAGGTGGTAAATCTATCTCTGCAATTTCCATTGTATCACTTACATTAGATGGAGGAGCAGGGTTTTCTGATGATTCTCCTTTGTAAACTTGAACATTTCCATTTTTATTGATAACTAATTTATCAATTCTACCAAGATAGAAACTATAACCAAGTAATGAACTTTCATTTGGTGTAATTACAAAAGGATTATCCGATTCAAATGATCTATTTGCAAAAGCAAACGGAGAACCTCCACCACCACCATATGTAAATGGATTTACTCTTGGACGATAATCAAGAATATCTGATGCACCTGTGCCACCTACAAATGGAATATCATTTGTATATCTCTCTTTAGTATATGAATTAACAGTGAACAAATCACCAGAATTACCACTTGCAACTTGATACTTATCAAATATAATTAATAATTTTTTAGATGGTATTGCTGATTTAGCATTTCTAACAATTCTAGAATAATCACAATATTGCTCTTTATGTCCTTTGTCTAATGTATAATTACTTGTTCTATCAACGTAGTTACCTACAGTTACACCTTGTAATATAGTTTCTATACCAGACTCTTTAAACTTAACAACTTCGCCTATGGTAAAGATACTATCATTTAAATATACAAAATCAACAGTGTTTGTTGTTCGACTAACAATTTGTCCGATTGCACGACTATCTTGACCTACAATTTTCTCACCAATTATAGTGTTTGTGTCTAATCCTAATCCCGATACAAATGTAAGTTTATCTAAAACAGGTGTTGCAGTATTTTTAGATTCATATACAGCAATTATTTTTACAACATCAGGAACATTTAATGATATTTCTTCATCTTCTACTCTCAATCCATACCCTCTACTACTTGATAGATTATTAAATGGTGTGTTAGTACCTTGAGTTCTTGTCACCTCTAATGTTTGACTTCTTAAATAATCCTTAGTCTTACTGGTAATACCAATTTTTTTAAGAGTGACACCTACTGTAACATTATGATTTGTTGTCTTGCTAAGACCACTAAAGGTGATCGTATCTCCACCATTAGTAATCGAGACTTGATCTGATGTTAGAGTTTCAATTGACCCGTCATTATATGTAATAGAATATTTTTCGGCATCAAATGGTTCAAAGAATGCACTAGTAATTCCAGAATTTATATTTAATCCTGCCTGTGAGGATAGTGTTAATGAATTACTTGTAACTGATTGACCTGTAATTTGTCTACTTATGATTAGATTTGAATTTGCAAAATTAACATTAGAAATATTTGGTCTTGGTAATTCTGTAAATATACCAGATTTTTGAAGATTTAATACTCTAGGAACTTTAATTCTGAATGGACTTGTAGTTGTTTCACTTGTTACTAATGTACCACCAACGTTTATACCAGTAACAGTATTTGTTGCTGCTAATGTTAAAGTTTTCCCATTAGTTGAAACATTAGTTATTCTATTAAAAACAGGGTCGGTTGAATCTGCTCCTATGAATGCGATGATTGAATCTGTTTTAATACCAACTTTACCAGCAAAATTACGATTAATAGCAGTTGCTGCAGTTCCTACTATGTTTATTTG